TGAACCTAATAAAATTTTCCATATCCTTGGGAGGAGTGTCGCCGTCATAAACCGGGAGTCGCAACTCCATCGCCTCAGCCCAGTGGCCGAACTTCTCTTTTTCGCTGCCTTCAAAATAGCTCGCCATTTCTATCTCCTACTGCGATTCGAGCTTGTCTGGCCCCCTGAATGTTACAGACGCCGTACCGTTGCCAGTGCTCGCTTGCAGGTCGCCAGTGATCTTCCCGCGGCCCTGATAAGTCACGTCGGACGCAAGTGTCGCCGTGAACGAGAAGTTTTTTCCCGTATCTTGTCGCTCTTGAAGAAACTCAAGATCGCCCTTTGCTGCGTCGATGTTGAGCGTTATTCCGCCAAACATCCACCCCTTGCGAGTCACGATCGCGCGGTCAGATCCGTCTCCGTTCATCTGCTGCTCGACAGTGTTGCCGCCCAAATCAAGCGGGGCGTCTCCGTCCGCAGACGCAACAAACATCCGACCGTCAAACGAAATCATCTGAAGGGAACCAGCGATATTGTCAGCCATGATAAAACCCTTTCAGCGCAACTTTTGCGCGCTGTTCAACTGCCGGTGAGAAAGCCCCACACCATGTCAACAGAGATTTGGTCAACGTTACCGGCGAGCGTTAGCGAACTCTCTACCGTTACCGATCGCGGGCCAGTGATCGTTGTGGCCGTGCTTGCCCGCGTCGTTTTGATGTCCGTCAAAATTGCACCGTTTGCCAAAGCGGTCAGCACCCCATTGATTGCTGCAGTGAGCATGCTCGGTGTCTTCGCCGTCGCGTTGTCGGACGTCTCCCCATCTTTGATCAGTGGCGCGGAACGGTAACCGCCCGCTGCAAAAGTGTTGTAGACGTTGTACAACACCTGTTGCAACTTAACGATATCCGGTACGAAGCGATAGGCGGGGAACGCCTGGCCATCAGGTTTGTAGCTCGTGATAACATCGCCGATCACGAGCTTCCCGTCGGCGATCTCCACGGTCGAACTGCCGGCCGCAAGCGCAGCTTCCCGCTCGGCATTGTTCCACTGTTCATAATCCGCGCCGGGAGTGAGAGTTAGACACACGAGGCCACCATAGCCATGGGCCGGGTTGCTGTTCGCCATCGATGCAATTTTGGCAACCTGTGCGGCAGCGATCACGTGCGGCATGTTCTGAGCGCCAGGCGCGACGAGTTGCACGTTTACTCGATCGTCCGTGCGCGAGGCAGTCGAGCCAACCGCCATTGCCCGGTCGGCCTCGTTGTTGCCTCGATAGACTACCAGTGGAGTGTGAATCAACTGCCCCCACTTCGCCTCGCCGAACGTTTGGAAAGTGTCAAGCGCCGTCGTGTTGTGCGGATCAAGCGCGTTAATGACTTTGGTGTACCAAGTGTTCTCGCCAAACAGTGCAAGCGCAGCGTCAACAGTCGGGTCAACAAGGCCGCCGTTCATCGCGGTGAAGGCGAATGAGACGCCAAGCGTGGTGTCGCCAATGATCTTGAGTGGAATTCGATTCGAAGATAACCCGGCCCACTTCGCAACGAAATTGAGTTTCGTCGCGGGGACGGTGATCGTGAACAAGTCTCCCGCTTCGAAGTCTGACGAGCCGTCCGACAGCGTAAACGTGATGCCACCGGCAGCCTGCGGAGCCCCGCTAACGTCAATCAACGTGGAGACAATCGTCCCGTCCGGGTCGGTCAACTTGAACGTCCCTCCATCCGTTGCCGCCGCGACGCATTCCAGCGACCAGTCGCCGGGGGCAGGAGTGCCGGTGGCACTTAGGGTGGCCAGTGTGCCGTTGCCAGCGTTTCCGACACCAACAGCCATCGTCACTGAACCGTACTCAAACGACGCTGTGACGGGCATGTGCAGCACCGCGTTGACCGCGGATCCCATCTTGCGTAGCAGGTCGTTTACCACGACCGCGCCCTTCGCGATCGTGAATGCGCCTGATTCTACGGCGCCAGCAGATAACCGGTATTCTGCGGCGACCAATTGCGTTCCGGACGGCGTTACATCCCCAGTCGCTGCAACTCCGCTGACATCTGCAGCGAGAGGGAACAGGGTCACTTCGACGCTTCCAACCCCTTCTCCGTAGTCGGGAAAAAGCTCTTGCAAGATCGAGTGCGCTGGGCTACCCCAACCCTCGACCGCTCCCGCGTCCTGGTGACTCGTAACCACGCGCTTAGCCGTCGCATAGCTGTACGCACTCGCGCCCTGCGCAAGCACAGCGATGCGCTGAGGAACGTTGTCCGCTGTGCCGCCGGTACGGTTTTGAAACTGCGTGCTAACCGCAGTGGCGCTGGCAATCGAGTTTGTTGGGATCGACATGAGTGGTGCTCCGCGGCTTGGCTATGGATCTTCCGTGAAGATCATTTCGTCGGCCAAGACCTGGCCGTCACTTGTTCGTTTGAAGTTTATCAAAAGATTCTCTAACGAGTCAGGCGCAATTTGCGGCGTCTTCTCGTCGAGCCCAATGTTCAGCGCAAGACGCCCTACGCAAACCGCTTGGGCTCCCACACTGTTTTGTGGCGGGCCAAAACGCAAGCCTTTGGGGAACCGCGATTTCACGACTCCGCGCAGTCCTAAGTACTGATATTGTGCGGACATCAAAATTTGATAGCACAATGCGACCGCCCACTGTGCTCGCCTAGCGGCCTCTTGGTCTGCAAACACCTGCCCACCTGAACCGTCTGGGCGCGCTAACCCAGCTGCGTAGCAGTCGACATTGATCGTGTCATCCGACCATTGCCTCGACGTGGTATCTGATTTCCGCGGATCAAACTCTGCATCCTCCCACCAAACGTTCGCCAATAGAGGACTGTCCTCTTGTGTTGCCGGAGGGTCTTGCAAAACAGTTATCACGTCTACGCGCTCGGTGTAGATTTGAAGAGCATACAATCTAGCATCGGCGCTGTCGGCTGTTGCAAGCGCTTTTTGATTTGTCGTCTCCAGCGACAGGATCGCCGCAACCTGGTCGCGCACCACAGTGGCTGTGAACGGGTTTACGATCCGCGTATCGATGAGCGCGCTCACGGCGCCGCCCCAAAGAATTCAAGTCGACACACCACTGCCCCGATCGATCGATCGGGTAACACTTCCGTGACGCGATACGTTTGCGTGACCCCGTCTGCGCCAGCGAACGTAACTCGCCACGGAAGCGCGGCAGGGTCCATTACGCCGGACGGCAGGGCCATCCCAGCGTCATCGAGAGATCCCATCGAAATCGTTACTGAAGCCGTTCTGCCCGCAACAGGAATCCCTGTCTCCGGATCAATCGCGGAGAAGTGATCCGTCACAAGGGCGGTGAGTTCAGCTGCCACCCCCACCGGATCTGTCACAGTCACAGGCGCACCGAACTCCTCACCATTTTCGACGATGGAGCGGAAGTCGGCGACGGCCTGTGCTCGAAAGCTCAAAGCTTGACCACGTACCCTTTCGCGACGAATTCATCAAGGCGCGACTGGCCAATAGCTTCGTCCCTATCCTTGTGTCGCACAAAATCGGCCGCGGTGATGGGCTGACCAGCATCGACGATGCCTTGAGTGCACGACAAAGATCGGCCTGGGGCCACGGCATAGCGCGGGTTTTTCGCGGCCTTTCGACCCTCCTTCTTTGCAGTCTCGGTCAGGCTCGCGCTGCGGGACTGGCGCTTGCCGGCAGACGATATCACCTCGTCTGCCATGGAGGCGGTATGCTCCGCCCCGGCGCCAGCGTTGTTTTGGTTTGAGATCATTTCAATGCCTTTCTTCTGAATCTAATTCAGGAATCAGGGGACGGTGTCCAAACAACCAAACGTGTCAATACCTGTGGGAATCGTCAAAGGACGAGCTGCTACGCGTGCCACAAGTGCGTCACCTCCACTCTCTACCCAGGCGCTCATGAACATGTCAGTGCCTGCCGCAGGGTTACCGTACCGAGACGGCAACAGCCCAAGGTTGACTGCACCGGGGGCGGAAAATGTTGGGCAATATCCATAGGCCAGATCCAGGTTTTCTGGCCCGCAGCTGATAAGCACTTTGTCCGCTGCCAGGTATCGGGTGCTGGCTCCAGCGTAGTTCTCGTACGTCTCGTCATATACCACGCACTCAAGATCGTAGCCGTCGAAGTCAAACATCCCCATGTACGTTCCGCCGGTAGCGGGATCATAGGTCGACGACAAGTTCGCGAAGTTAGCCCGTCGCCAGTTTAAAGCTAATGCAACCGTGGCGTCCGCCAAAAAATAGTTCCACGACGTGGGGCCAAACGTCGCGCGCCTCGGCCGCTTTCCGCTGTCGGACTCGATCACCCTGCACAACGCAGCAACGTCGCCGATAGGGTCCGCAGACCCAGCCCAGGATGTGCCGGTCGTTGGCTTGTGTGTAGATTTCATCGAGAAATCTAGGGTGAATGCCGCCGCGCCACTCTCGTCCGGCAACGTCAAAGTCCCGGTCTGTAACACTTGAGCGGCCTGCAACTCGATCGATCGCAGGATCTTCTGCTGCATGGCCGCCATCGTCGGACGAATCACCCCGTAGGCGTTTGCTTGAAAATCAACAGATCCGTACGGTGTCTGACCAGGCTGTTGGCTCAGTCCCTCCCACGCCTCGATGCGCGTGATCTCTTTGTAGATCGGAGGCTCAAACGTCTTCTTCGTCCATTGCCCAAGCGTGTTGACGGTGCCGTCGTCAGCGAGCGATTTCACAGTGACGGCGATCGGGCGCCCCATGCGTTGGACGTGGATCTCCACCTCTTTCGAAGAGAAGTAGTTCTGACGCGGCGACTGGAACTGTCGCGTCAGGTATGACGGGGTCGGTCCGGTCTCTGTGTACAGACGCACCAGCTGAATCGTTGAGGCCTGAGACATTTGCTATCCTTTTTTTTGGTAGTCTGTTTGTATTGCGCTCAAGTTGCGCCATTAATTGTCGTACGACCCAAGCTCGTCGGTCACCTTGACCAAGATCCCTGCGGACCGAAGCTGGTCGCGGAGCGTCATGCTCACGTTGCTGCTGTCGCCGTCCGCATCGATCACTAGATGAGAAAGTTTAACCGTTCCGCGCACGATGGGACGCACGCTATAGTTGCCAGACCCGGATGCGCTCAGAGCAGAGCCCATCACGCTCACGGGGATCTGTGCACCGCCAGCACCCGTGAGGCTGAACGGGACGAGGTTTCCGTCAGCTGCAACAGTCAGTGTGGCCGTGTCACCAACAACAAAATCTGCAGCGCCGTCTGTGACGGTGAACTGCAGTCCACCGACGTTGAAGATTGTCGCCGCGCCCGCTCCGGCCGCCATCTTCAAGCCTGTCGCAATTAACAACCCGTCAGGATCGACGAGCTCAAACGTGCCGCCGTGCGTTTCCGTGTCGACGCAGTTAAGCGCATACGCGCCGGCCTTTGGTACGACGACCCCACCAACCACGGTCGCTGCTGATACTACGCCATCGCCAGTGCCAGTGACCGCTGATGCGGTAACCGCTAGCGCGACGAGCCGGCGAGCAAGAATTGTTCCCTCCGCGATTTCGTCAGCGCCACCCAGGGCCAGCACATCACGCTCGAAATCACAGTGACCTTGGGTCAGGGTAGTGTTGTCATAGTTAACAGTTGTCATAGTTCTCCCTCTTTGGGCTCTGCGAAATCAATTGTAAAACGTTCAAATTACGACGTCTTCGTCATTGACCGCTGTGGAAACCTTTTTCACCAGACGGTCGCCATCATCTTCCTCTTGCGGAGCGGCCACGCCAGAAATCACGGACTCCGTCCTGTCCGATCTGTCTTGCCGCGCAACCCGGTCGCTACGGTTCGCGGCGGCCATCATGTAGGTAGCCATAAGCTCGTGAGTCACCCCGGACCCCTCGCGAACGGCTTTGACAGCCGTCTCCATGTCTCCTGAATCCTGACCAAATTTCAAATGACCACTTACGCGGTCACGTTCGCTAGCAACCGCGTCGGCAGCCGCGGCCGCGCAAACCTGCGAATAAAGCGCGGGGTGTTGGTTTTTAAATTCTTCAAGCGTCATTGGGCCCTCTGGTTTTTGTGCACGCCGTGGCGAGGATGCCACGGCTCCGCTTTGTGAAGCAAGCATAGGCAAGGTTGCCAGCGATGGCAATTCGCCCGCTGCCGCATCTGCAACGGTCGTCATTCCTGACGCCCCCGGCATCGAGCCCACCACGGAATCGATCATCCCGACAGCTAGAGCTTCACGGGCGAGAAATACAGACCCGCGCCCGTAGTCCGCATTTACCGCGGCGACGGAGGTTCCTCGCCCGCGAGCGATCGCCTCGACAAACAGCTCGTGAATCGCGTCGAGGTGCCTACGGATAACCGCGCGCCCCTCATCTGTCGAGGCGTCCGGCCGTTTGTTTGGCGCGTTTGTTGAGGCGACATCAACAACAGAGGGGTCTAGATATGCCGACGTGGCCACACCAATTGATCCGAATTCCGACGATTCCGACACAGCCATGATTGGCCCCGCAACACTCGCTATCGCGTACGCCGCAGAGTCCGCCCTAGACGCGACCACCGACATAGGTTTTTTTGCGGCCTGAATGGTTGCAAGCGTCTCAAACAGGCCATCCACCGTGCCGCCTGGGCTGGCTATCTTGAATAATATTCTGGCGATGTCGGGGTCTGATTCGGCGGCAGCAATCGCGCTGCGAATCTGTCCATAGGACGTGCTCGCCCCGTAAACAAGATACGCGAGGAGGTCAGGCTCCGGGGTCAGCGGGCCAAATACGTCGATCTGCGCTACGTCCCCAGCGACGGTGAGTATGCCGCCGTCCGATTCCCTAGCCGCGTCAGCCACCTTAGAAAAAGCTTCAACAGCGACAGCGGTCGCTGTTGCGCGCAGAAAGCGACCCTCTCGGTACCTCTGCAAGAAACCATGCGTGATCAGCCAATCCGTCATGCCAAATCCTCACCATCGCCCACAGCGTCTCGGATTCTCACCAGCTCACGCTTAAGCTTGTCTACGTTTCGGTCCCATCGGCCACCGAACAGCTCCTTCGTCGCCTGCTCGTGCGTTATAAATCCTCGGTCGATAGCGTCGCCGTAAGCACCAATCGATTTCCCGAGATCAAGCGACGGCTTTACCTGGCCGCTCCATGCCGTGCACAGCCAAGCTGCAGTGGTTTCCCACCTGCCGCGATCCCGCCAAGCTTCCAAAAATCCCGGCATCGCGACGCGCCGTAATAGCGCCAATGAGATCACAAATTCCCGATAGACTGGCTGGCAAAAACCTTCGCCGGTGCCCATGCGCAGGATCTCAAGGATAAATCCGAACTCCTGAATAGCCGCCTTGCTCGCGCTGTAATTCGAGCCGAATGACATCCTCATAACCTCCGGAGGCACCCCCAGACTCCAAGCGACGGACGAGAGGATGGCAGCCTCAAACTCACCAAACTTCTCGTCAGTACCTGTCGACCCATGGGCCTTGATAGTCTCCCCAACTTGAAGGTTTGTCAAAGTTAGCCCAGGTAAAAATTCTTTTGCCTGGTACAACGGGGCATCGCCGCTGACAGTGTTTCCGCTCGACGACAACGACCCTTGCTCTGTACTGCGCTGAATAGACCCGAGACCTAGGCCACCACTCGCAGGCTTGTCTTGGGTGCGCTCAACAAACGCGGCCAGGATCCCATTCAACACAGCTTTTCGCAGCGTCGCGTCTCGGTACCGGTCGACCTCCTTCAGCGACTGCAGCACGCAGCCGAGCAAGGGCTCTCCTCGCACCCCATTGGCCCTACGCAAACGCCCTCCGTAATACAGCCAAGCGTTGACACGCCCGGTCCCAGGGTCCGCGGATGGCAAACGCTCGTACCGCGGAAGACCGAGCTTGTCCGACTCCTGTACCACCCAATACGCGACGTGTCTCCCGGCCGCGTCAAGCTCTACGCCCTCCACTACCCGGCTCCCAGCGGGGACGTCTAGCGGAGTGCGTACGCACGATCCGTCAACGATCCGCAACCGCGGAAGCCCCGTCCGTCTGTCCTGAATAAACACGCAGAGAACGTCTCCGCAAATCATTGACTCAAGTTCAACAACCGCTTGCAGTTCGCGAAACGTCCGCTGTTCAACATGGTCGCAGATCTCTCTGTTTTTTGACCACAAATCAAATAGGACCTCTACCTCGTCAGACCAGGCGATTAGAGCGTCCGGCGCGAAACCCAGCACCGACGTCTCTGGCGTGGCCTCCAGTTTGAGTCCAGTAGCAATCACGTTGCCTACCAGGCGAGACACAATCCCGCGCGCGTAATGGTTACGACGGAACAGGTCGGCCGACCTGGAGCGCAAGGCCCAATAGTCTGCGAATGATATCTCCACTGGACCATATCCGCCGGAGTATTTCTCCCCGTCGTCATAGACGTAGCGGATACCTGACTGAGCAGTGGTGCCCACAGCCGGCAAACTCTCCACAGCAATCCTCGGGACGGACTGCGCGCTTTCTGTCTCGCCGCCAAACAACCTGTGGTACCAAGCCACAGTCAGTACCCCGGCCTGCCGTAGTGCGCTCCACCGCCATTGATTCGGTCGAGCAACTGAGACAAACGATTCTCCAGAGACGCCAACATTAAGCGCAGCTCAGTAACGTTGGCGCGCGTCACTGTCTGACGCGTCTGCCCCGTATCCAAAGTGTAGGATTGTCCCGTCGACACGGCTTCGATCGCCGCCTCGTACACGAGGATCGCTGCTTGCGTCGCCTCCGCGCGCTGCGCCCACCACGCAATTTGATCGGTTATCAAAGCCATTCGTCAAGCCTCTACGAAAAACAGCCGCTCCGCAAGACAGGACTCCCAGAAGCCAGGCCAGTCCGCCGCCTCCAGTCCCCGCCGCTCGCTCCAGTCTGTGCACAGCAGATCGAGTGCAGCGTTTGCGTAGATCAAAAGGTCCCACCACTCGTTTGGCGCGCCGTTCGGCCTGTGCCAAATATACTTCAAAATCTCCCCGGTGACCGGGTCCCTCTCCTCCCTCCGGGTCTCTGCGGCGAGCTCCTTAAGCTGCGCGTCCGTCGCGTCACGCGGAGCGTTGAAGTGCCCTTCCGGCTGAATCCCTACCCCGTCCCACTGACGACGCAACACTGCAGCACAGCGATCTTTGTACAAGTCCACCGTGACCCCGAACACCAGGCGCCCGGCGCTTGTTTTCGACTTCGTGAACTCGGGGATGCGGGCGGAACGCTGCGACTGCGCAACGCCCTTGATCGGGAATACGCCGCCGTTGAACTGAGCACAAAATCTGTATACCGCGTCCGTGTTGTATCCCGAATCGACGAGGGCTAGCGCGAGCCTGTACCGCCTCCCATCGTCTGCTACGTAACAGGTGCCCTCAAAGAACGCGGCCAATTTGCCCCAGGTGCCTTCGTCGTCGACGTTCTCAGTGTCGCCATCGAACGACAAATACTCCACGGGAAACACCCGCCTGTCGCGGCAGAACGCCCATGTCCCTACTTTGAGCGACCCCTTGTGCACGTCCACTGAGCACACCACTACCAACGCGGGGCCTCCACAGTATTTTTCCGCGTACCCGTTTGGGATCTGACCAAACGGGTGCGAGCGCCTGTGACTTGAGATCGTTTGAAATTTAATCGGGTTGCCGCGAACTTCGAACGGCTCGCCAAGCACATTGTTGTAGAAGACTTGAAGTTTCTGCAAATCTTTATACCTGTTCTCCACCTCGTCCCATGCCGCAAGCCATGCCGCGACGCAGCCGCCCCAGGAGAACATTCCTGGCGGAGAGTACAGCGCTGACAGGTGGTAGCTCCGCAGGTCTGGTGACACTGGCTCTGCGGTGGGGATCCACTTTGCGCCGTACTCAGGACTAAGCAGTTTGTGCTTGTCCGCGTCGGTGTGCGGGTGCGAACAGTTCTCGCAGAGATAGCGCACACTGTCCGGGACGAGTCTCCCGCTCTGTGAGGTCTGCCAAATAAACCCGGTGACCTCTCCCGTCTCGTTGTTCGTGCGTCTCCACCTCAACGTCTGCATGTGCCCGCAACTCAAACAGGCAACGTAGTAACGTCGCTGATCCCCACGATCATACAGTGGTTGAATTCGAGACAAACCCTTGACCAGTGGCGTACTCAGAAATAACACTTTGCGCGTCGCTTCGTACGCGTTCGTGCGTGACCTCAGGAGATCAATCACGTTGCCGTCCTTCGTCGTGTCAACGTACGCGTCCGTCTCGTCACACAACAACACCTGCGCCGAGACGGATCTCATCTTGGCCGGGTTGCGTGCGCCGATTGGGATCAAAAACCCTCCGCCCGACCACTCTATTTTTCTCTTCGTCTTGCCTGTTTTTCGCGAGTTGTCAGCGTCGTTAGATGCGATGCGGCCGGCAAGCCCCGAGCCGTTGATCATCGGCATGAGGTATTGTTCTACGCGCAGGTTCGCGAGCTGATCATCCGCCGTAACAAACAACACCGGACTCGATCGGATATGCCCGATGGAATACCCGATGTAATTTTCAAGGATGCCGACTGTTGCGCAGATTTGAGCGCCCTTCATAAAAGCAACTTCGCGCACGGAGGATTGCGGGCTAAGGCAGTCGATGATTTCTCGCAGATATGGGGCGACGTCATATCGGTAAAACCCCGGGAACGGGGTTACTTGCGGTGGTAGGTAGCGGCTTTCTTCGGCCCATTCGCTGGGCCTGAGCGTTTTAAAGCTTGTTGAGATGGACTCAAACAGGCTTGCTGTGTACTCCCTCTGCTCGTCTGTAGGCTCGATCTCCTTCATTTTGAATCTCCTTCACGAATCGTCTTGATAGCCTGGGCCTTCAAGGGCTGAAGTTGCGATTCAATTAAGTCGCGTGTAGTCCGCTGGAGTTCTTCAAGTGAAGTGTCTGCGCGCACCATGGACTGCAGCCTTGCCGCGATCGTGACTGCTGTGTCGCTCAGTAGTCGTCGATAAGTTGCGTCGATCAAGGCTACGACGTGCGTGGCGACGAACGCGCGGGGGACCAGTAGCCCTTCGTTCGCCGCGTTGGCTAACTCTAGCCTGCGCGCGTCAGCAATTTTTCGGCGCGCGTTGAGGTGGTCCATGAATTTATCCATCGACCCGTACTCGTCAGTGATATCGCGGAGGGTCCAGTCTAACAGCGACTCAACACTTGGCCCGTCTTCCGGGAGCTGCTCACGAGGCTCCATCGGCGAGCGGGCTGTCCTCGACCGCGTCTTCGGTTTGTCGATGTCTTCCCCGAGCTTGGCGGCGACTAGTTCGGGGATGTCTTTGGGGTTTACGCCGCGTCTCCGCAGCCACAGATCCATACACGGGTGGTTAACGTCGACCCGAGGTTGGGCCGCGGTGCCGCCGAAGGCTGGCGCGAGAGCTCTGCGCACTGCGTAGTAGATCGTTTGGGTCGACTGCCCAGTGATCCGTGCGAGCGTCGCTTGACGAATCCACACCTTGGGGCGTGTCGACTTGCTGCCCTTCGGCCGGCCAGGGCCACGCTTTGGGGGGCCCTCACTGGACGCCAGGCCAGTCGCGGATTCCCGTTTCTTCGAGGTTTTTCGAGCCATGGCCTTGGTGGTTTTGGCAGTCATTTCAAGCACATGCGGTTTTTATCTAGAAGTTACCTCAGAATGATCAGAAAGATCGCGGTGCGAATTTTCAAC